CAGATGGAAGGTGTGGTTCTATGTGTCGATTTTTAGACAAAAAAACAGTAAAACAAAAGGAGAATTTTCATATGCTTATAAATTTTAAGGATGAAGAAGGACAAGTTTCTCTGGAAAAGATTATGGAGATTGTTCAGCTATTGCCAGAAGTGATAGCAGGCGTTCCTATTGACCAGTTGCAGGAATTTGTTCCTATTTTTGAAAAGCTTATGGCTATGGTAAAGCCCGAGGAAGAAATTGTCGAAGAGCAAACAGAAATGGAAGCTATAGATGAAGAATCCGAGGAAGAAAAGCCAGAGATGGAAGAAAAAGAAGAAGAAGAAAAGAAATTTTCTGATGAAGCTTTAAAAAGCTATGCTGATAAAGAAATTAAAAAGTACGCTAATGTTTTGCAGAAAGCGAAAGACTTTTTAGTCTCTAGTTATAATTTTGCTGATAAATCTGCAAATGAAATTATGAGAGATACTCTTGCACAGTATAGCAATGAAAAGTTTGACAATAGCGAGCTATCTATAGCTTTTAAGTTATTGAAAAAACAAAACAATTACCAAAATTTTGGTGATAAAAAAGAAAATAAATTTGAAATAATTGGTAACAAGGATCTATAAAATGGCATTTAATGACGCTTTTTCAAACGATATTGTAGCAGTTGGATCAGGAGAAAGATATGGTAATTGTAATATCGTTCTTGGCACAACAGCTTTCGAGGACGGCTTAAAAATTGGTCGTTTCGCAAAATATGACACAGCTAGTGTTGATAATTTTGACGGTTCAGCAACACCTACAATTGCAGGGGTTGTTATCCGTGATGTAGCACGTTCAGTAGAAGACGAGGGAACAGTTGACGCTACTCTATATAAGCAAGCTCAATATATGAGATGGGGCTTGGTAACTGTTGGGGTTAAAACAGGTGAAACACCTTCTAGATTCGAACGTGTTTACATCTCTAACGATGGCGATACTTATGATGGACAAGCAACAGCAACTAACACAGATGTTTCTGTTAACGCTGAATTCATCGAAGAAGTTAAAACTGGCGTATGGTTAATTAATATTGCACCTCCTCAAGGTGATGTAACAACACACATCGGCGACGCTGTTGGGGCTCATGCTTCTTCCGCAATAAGCTTGCTTGATACTGACGGACATACCGCAGAAATCGAAGTAGAAGGTGCTATAGCTGAAATCTATACAGACATTGAAGCAATTGATGTTCATATAGAATCTGTTATTGCTGACGGTGGAGACGCTTCCGCAATACCCGTACTTAGTTCAGGAAATTGTGCGTTGACTTCCGAAGGAGGAGAAACTAGAACTTTAGCTATTCCTGCAGTACAAGGAATTGAGTTAGCTATTTCTTTTGATGTAGACGGTGGAGATATTGCTATAACAGTTATTAGTGCAGTTAACCAAACAGGAAACACTGTTTTAACTCTTGCAGACGCAGGTGATATTATCGTATTAAAATCTGTTCAAGTATCAGGTGCTTTAGTTTGGCGTATAGTTGCTAACGACGGCGTATCACTATCATAATAAAAAGGAGATAGAAAAATGTTAATTAAACAACTTTATAATACAAAGTCTTTTGAAGACGTAGGAAAGTCTCAGGTTTTTACTGATGCAGCCGCAAGTGGTGTAGTTTTAGCTGAAAACTTAAGACACGTAGACCCACAAATATTTGAAAAGCTATACCCAGAATTGGTTGCTTTCAGTATGGGATTATCAATTGATAACAGCGGTGGATATGTCAATGTTCTTGATTCGTTAAGACTAACAGAACAGGGCGAGTTTAAAACCTCTGGCGATATAGACAGCAACAAAGGAAAGATTTCACTTTCTGGCGATAAGTCGTATTTGCATGTTTTATCAAAAGAAGCTTATGTAAAATGGAGCAGAACAGATGTTGAACAGGCAAACTTGCAAAATATAAATCTTGTAAGCAAACTTTTAGCTACTGGAGATAAAATATATAAGAGAGAAGTTGACGAAGCTATACTTATCGGTATATCTGATTATTCTGCTTCTACTGGCTTATTAAATTATGGTAGCTTTACTTCATCGGGCGCTTCTGGAGCAATTGGGACTTTAACAGGGCAAGAAGCCTATGACGAAGTAGCAGAATTTATCACAGACCAACACAACGGAGTTAATAATACTAAAGGCTATATGGCTGATAAGGTTATTTTTCCAGTGTCTGTTATGAATGTATTGCAAAGAACAATATTGAATTCTGCAGGTGCTACAAGAACTGTTTTGACAGCATTGAAAGAAAACTTCTCAGAGATTCAATTTCTTTCTACTTTCAGAGCTGAAAGTGTAGGCGGTTCTAGCGTAACTCTTGCTATCGCTTCAAGCGACCAAGCCGTTAAAATTCGTGTCCCACAGCCTCTACAAGTAAGCGATATTGTTATGGTTTCTGGTTTCGATTATCGTATAGACATGGCCTATAGGATTGCAGGTGCTGATATTTTAGAGAATTCTGCAGGAAGACTTTTAACAGGACTTTAAAATATGATAAAAGTTGCAGACCTTAAAAAGTATGCAGAGAGGGTGGGTATTAAATACCCGCCCGCTTGTCGTTCTAAAAAGATGATTGATATTATATCGAAAGCGATAGAAGTATCAGTTGAAGATTTAGAAAAAATTATTAAGCATGTTAATAATAAGAAACAATTTAAAATAGAAGTTGAGAAGACATTAAATGCTAAAAATATAGAAAAAGTTAAAAGTGTCGAGCCTTTGGAAGAGTTTTTTATTCCAGAAATAATAGACATATTGATAGAAAACTTATCGGATAATAGATATGAAATATATGATTTAGTATTGTTACCGCATGAGATAATAATTATTGATGAAGAACATCAGAAAAATGTTAGGTTGATGATGAAAATTAATCATCATGTAGAACTTAAAAAATTCAGGATAGTGTAATGGCATTAGCAGATGATTTTAAAGCAAGGTTTCCAGATTTTGACACAACTACAGTTGATAAATATATTCCTATATTAGAGGGAGTCTATCCTTGTTTTTATGGAGGCAGTTATACAACGACTTGCGGACAAGAAATCATCTTAAATTTGCTTGCACATTTAATCGTACAAGAAAATCAGAGTGCTACCAATACCGCTCCTATAAAAGCTTCAAGTTCTCAAAGTGTTGGTAGCGTTTCTGTTACTTATTCAACTCCGACAACAACGATAACAGAACGTAACGAATGGTTTAACTCTACATGTTATGGAGCTAGATATTTGATGTTAACATCATATAATCAAGGTGGATATTTTGTATAAAACGCCTGAACAATTTCTTAAGCACACATTGAGTTTAGCAACGCAATTGTCGTTAGCGAAGAAAAAAGAAATTGTTATTGGTTTGCCTAGTGAAAAAGCTACAGGCAAAGTTTATAAAAAAAGTGGTAAAAGTATAATAGAAGTAGGTTCGCAACACGAATACGGAATCGGAGTCCCTCAACGGTCATTTTTAAGAATGCCGTTAGCTGTTAAGCAGAAGCGGATGTCTAAATCATTATATAGTCAATTTAAGTTAGTTATTAGTAAAAATAAAGATGTAAAGCAAGCTCTCGGAATTGTCGGAGCTAGTGCATATAATATTATTCAAGAAGCCTTTTTGACGGGAGGTTTCGGAAGGTGGAAAGCTTTGAGCGAATACACTATTGAGCAGAAGGATTCCACGAAAATATTAATAGATTCAGGAAAGCTTAAACTTGCGATAGCATGGGTGGTGCGCGATGTTACCTAATATGTCTAGTGTGCTAAATAGTTGGGAGCAGACAGTAATAATAAAAAGCGTAGCTACTACAACTACAAACTTTGTACCTACTGAAACAGTTACCAAAAGAAATCAGCTTTGTGTTATTCAGCCTGCCAAGGCTACTGAAATTAATCCAGATACCATTGATTATAAGTTAAAATATATAACTGCTCACAGCAAAAGTATTATATTAATAGGAGAGTATATAACTTATGAAGCAAATGATTATAAAGTCATCATAAAAAATGACTGGCAGAATTACGGATACTATGAAGTCATAGGGGAAGAAACTAAAAAAACTTTGTTGGTGTGATATGCAGAATCAGTTAAGAAATGTTGCCATGTTGATAAGAGATTTATTGAGTATAACTGAAAGCTTTATCAAAATAGGAAGATATAATTTTGAAGATGAAGACTTTGGGACATCATATATCACAGTAGATAATTTGACACCATCAACATTGATAGCTTATTCAGAAGATTATGATGGCGACGAGGAAGAGCAAACACTATCTCAACTATGGAATATGCCAACAATAATTACTTTCTGGGGAGATAATGCTTATACCAATCTTAATAATTTCACACTGCTATTGAAAAGTCAAAAATCTATAGAATTACAAGATACTTTAGGTATTTCTTGCTATAGTTCTACAAATATTACAGATATGAAATTATTGAGTGGTAAACAATATAATAACCGAATAGAATTAAATTTAAATATTAACTTTAACCTTTCCGCAGTTGTCGACACTTTGAGAATAGACACAGCGGAAACAGAATATATAATTAACAAGTAAGGAGGCTATAAAATGGCTAATATTTCAAACGTTATAAGTGTTTCACTTTTAGAAGCAGGGGCAACAGCTGACAGAGATAATATGAATTTGACAGCGATAATGACAGACCAACAGGACGCTGTTTTATCTAGTGCAAACAGATACGAGTTATATACAGATTTATCAAGCGTAGCAACAGATTTCGGAACAAGTTCTGAAATGTATTCTCACGCAAAGATATTTTTTGCTACAAGTCCTAATCCTTCTAATGCTAGCGGTGGATTGGTTGCAGGATACTGGCGTTCAGCTTCTGAAACAGTTTTAGCTTCTGCAGGGATTTTGACAGGTGCAGAGTTATCAGTGGCAACAACAATAGGACAGCTACAAGAAATATCAGATGGTTCTTTTATCGTCACAGTAGATGGTTCAGAGCTTTCAATAACAGCATTAGATTTTAGAGATTCAACTGATTTATCTGATGTAATCGCAGAGATTAATGGGAATGCTTCTTTTACTGGTGTCACAGCTTCCGTTTCAGATAGCAACGAGATTATCTTCACATCCGCTACAACAGGTGACGCAAGTACTATGACATATATTTCAGCTCACGCAAGCGGAACATTTGTCGGGGATGTATTATCTTTGGTAACAGGTAGTGCAACAAGTTTAGTTCAAGGATTAGACGCAAGTTCTCTATCACTAGAAACAAAAGAGGCTTCAGTAACAGCTCTTATTGCTCTTATTGGTGTAAAAGGAATTATGTTTATAGACGCTCCAACATCGGAAGAAGCTTCCGCATTGGCTTCTTGGTCTAATAGTAATAAAGTTCTTATGTACGATGTTTTTAGTTCTGCTGATAATCTAGAAATAGCAACTACAAATGTTGTCTGGACTAACAAGCTTGCAGGATATACAAATTATAGAATGTTGTATTCAGCTTCTAATAACAGAAAGCTAGCTACTTCATATATGGCTAGAGTCCATAGCGTAAACTTTGGAGCTGAAAATTCAGCTTTGACAATGCAACTTAAAGAGCTTGCTGTTGTTGCCGAAGATTACACACAGACAGAGATAACAAAAGCTAAAAATGTAGGCTTGGATA